CTGCCTGTTTGCCATGCTTTTTTGAGCATCTGCATCTTGTAGATCTCTTAACGTTTGTTGGACAACAGAAGTTTCATAAGGGTTATAGAAAGCACTAGCAGCACCTGGTCTAAAATAATCAGAAGCTTGTCCAGTTAACTGTGTGCCTAGTCCGTATAATCCTGTGCCTTGCCCTACTAATCCTGTGCCCTGACCATATAATCCTGCGCCTTGATCCACTAGACCCGCACCTCTTCCATACATGCCTGCGCCTTGATCCACTAGACCCGCACCTCTTCCATACATGCCTTGTGCTCCAGCAAGAGCTCCTTGTCCTTGACGCGTAACGTCTAGACCTTCTTGCATCATCTGTCCGCCTTGTTGTATGTATGGGGTAAACCCACCCAGACCGCCAGCTAAACTTCTGGCAAAAAGTTGCATAGGATCTAATCCTGCGTATTGTCGAACAGGAATAGGTGTAGGTGTTTTAGCTAAACCGAATGCGGATTCCAAGAACCCACGACGCATAGCCTCATAAGCGGGGTTTTCATACTCTACTACTGTTGTAGGATCTAAGTAACTTGCCATTAGTTCATCCTCTCTGCGTTTTTCATTAATTTGTATAAATTCTTAGCACCTATGTTATCAGTAGCTTTCCTTGTCATAACAAATTCTCCTGGCTCTAATCTCGCTAGTGTTATGTCTCCAGGACCATCACTGACTCCACCTTGTTTCATTCCAGGAGGCGGTGCATTAGCGTATCCTACACCTGGCATTAATGCAGGTTGTATGTTGAAAACTCTGTAGTCAGGCATAGTGCCTAATCCTTGTCCTTGTCCAACAGCTGCAAAAGCATCGCTGCCAATAGGAACAACTTCGTTTGGATCGTCTCTGTCTTGTTTTCTTAATTTATTAATCATTGCTAATTTAATAATTGTTTCTAAGCCACTGCCTCCAAAAAGACCACTGTTGTTATTACCTCCTCCCATCAAACTTTGTAGAAGGCCAGCTAATCCAGTGTTTGAGCCACCGCTTTTTTTATTGTTTCCTCCGCCACCAAGAAAATTTCCTAAAAAACCAGCACTGTCTTCTGTCCCCAGAAAAAAATCTTTTAGTTTGGGTCCAATACCTAATCCAAGAATCCCTTTGTAATCGTCTTCGGACATAGTTCCGTCACCTTTGTTATTAAACAAATAACTGTAGTCGGTATTATCGTCAAACAAATTTTTATAAGTATCCTTAAAATCTACGCCAGGTGTATAGTCAAAATCTAAATTAACTGGGCCAGCATCATCGTTACCAAACAAGTAACTGTAAGCTGAGTCATTATCATCGTCACCAAACAAATAACTGTAATCATCATCGTCATTAAACAAATTGGAAAGATTAAAAGCACCTAGGCCATAGTTGCTAGGATCATAATCAAAATCTAAATTAACTGCACCATCATCAGAATCGTCAAACAGGTAGCCGTAATCAGTATCATCTGATAAAAGATCATCCATCCAACTAAAGTCTATATCTGCCATAACATTACCTATATTATCGTTTTTTCTATTCGTTGTCTTGTTTGTTAGAAGCCCCAAAGTAAAAAGATATAATAGCACTCGCTAAACCACCAAGGTATCCGAGAACCAGGTTGATTAATGCCTCTGAGTTCTGTTCGGGGGGCTGGATGGTGACTAAAAATATATAGCCCATAAACCCACCTACAACAAATATTCCTATAATTCTAGCTGTCCAATCTTTACTAAATTTTCCTCTAGCATCTTGTACATCAGCTGTTTCCAATGCAAATAAATCTATATCTAGCTTTTTCATCTGCACTTCAAAATCAGCTTCTACTTTCTTTAACTGCGCTAGTTGTTCAGGACTAGCTGTTTCCATAGCTTTTTGTATCTTCTTTGGCTCAGGATCGCATCCTAATACTTCAGAAATCATATTCGCAGCCATGCCACCCATAGGCCCACCTAATGCGGTTCCTATTGTTGGAGCAACTGTACCTACTAACGTTTTTAATATACCTAGTTTCATTAACACTTCCACCTTCTGCGCGCTTGCCTAATTCTTGAATTAGGATCGTTTCTAGTTTTAGCAGAGCTCTTTTTAAGCTGGCCCGCAGATCTTGCGCAATAAGATTTACGTCGTTTGGCTGCCTTACTACCTTTCTTTACCTTACCTGTCACTGCAGTTTTTAACTTTGATCCAGGGTTAGCTTTCCTATAGGCTTTTACACCTTTTTTAGTCATACCCGCGCCTTTCTTGGTAGGACGGTAGTTACCGCCTTTACCAGTCGTTTTGCGTATAGGGTTAGCTTTTTTTCTTGTTGCCACTTTTTTTCTTTTTTATTATTGTACGAACATTAGTAGGCTTTCCTCCTGGATTACCAGCTGCTCTTTTTCTTTTTACTGCACTCTTTCTTTGTCCTGCTGTCATACTTTTAGCCTTTGATCTAGGCACACATTTAGGGTATTTACGCTTACTGCCTTTAGCAGACTTTCTACCACAAGCTTGAAACTTACCTTTTTTCTTAGGAGCACCTATGTCTACCCAATCGCCTTTAGGTCCTTTTCCAAACCATGCAGTTAGTCCGCCAGTAGGCTTAGCCATTATGCGTATTTACCTCCACGTTTCTTGTACGTACGTACTAGCCAACCATTAGCATACGCCGATGGATATACTTTAAATTTCTTTTTAGCTTCTGACTTAACTCTAGAATACAAAGCTGGATTCGTAGGTTTTGCACCGCTTTTCTTTTTAGGAGTTTTCTTTTTTGCAGGCATTATTTTTCTTTCTTTTCTTTAATTTTTTGAAGTCTGCCCCTGTAATTTTATTACGAGGCTTAGCTACTCCAGCTAACTTCTTTTGTTTTGGTGATAGTTTCTTACCAGGCATATTTTTCTCCTATGTTAATTTAGTTTTCTTCCTGCGATTGTTTGATACTGCGCCACAACCTTTGCTTTGCACTGCGGACATACCTGGCATAAAAACACCGCCGTCTCTCATCTTTCTAGCGGTCTTTGCTGCATTTTTAAAGTCTTGAGCACTTGGCGCACCTTTAGCACCTTTCTTTTTCATTTTTCGTCCTGATGCTCTTTTCTTATGTATGTTTTCGTACAAACTCATTATGGTCTCCTCAATGATTTTTTATAGTTTGACACATTTTGTGCTTTCTTTTTAGTTTTTTTAGCCATTCAACATTTTCTCCTTAAGCCTTACAGCTCGGTCTCCGACCTGAGTTGCCCACTTACTGTCCATCATCTCAACAGCAGCTGTTTCCCAATCTTCATCTTTTGTTGCAGCTAAAAACTTTTTAAATTTGCTAAGTCTAGGATAACCTAGATTAAAGCACATGTTAGCTAGTACACGTTGTCTCGTATCATTAAGACCTCGCCACCATTGCATGTTTTTATCTAGTTCTTTGCATACGATGTCTACGTCTGCATTTAGACAATCTTTAACTCTTTCTTCTGATACAGGTGTTCCTAAAGGTTGTCCGTGTTCTTCGTCTCTTTCTGTAATTAAATGACCTACACCAAATGTAGCATATCCAAGATGATCATTATAAATCTCATGAATAACACCTTCATCTAACATAAGCTCTTCTAATAATCTAACTCTGTCCATCATATCGTTATTGTTGTAGCTCCACCCGTTGATACTGTTATTTTGCCTAAAGAAGCAACGCCTTCTACTCCGAATTGTTCTCCCTCGTATAGTGTTATCCATTCCTCACCGTTCCATAGTTGCAGTTCTTCTGTAGATAGGTTCCATATAATATCGCCTTGTTGAAATTTGTTTTGATTACGCTGTGTTTCATTAACCGACAGAGTAGAGTCTATATCGACTTTATTAAGACTAAGCTCTAATACCCTAACTAATCTGTTAAAAGTATCAGGAGATATTTCGCCTATGGCTATTGGAAGTTTAGTTTCTAATAATTTAGCCATTATCTTCGACCATTTACTTTTAGATCCATACGAGTAGCTCCAACTCTAAATCCTAAACCTAGCCTAACACCTTCAGTATTATCATCATCTGATTCAATCCTAAGTGCTGCTTGTCTTGCTCTAAGCCTGGTGTCTATTTTTGTAGTGGTTGCTGTGCAGGTATTTGTTGAGTCTGTAGCTAAACTTTCACCTGGATAGTTCCTTTGTTTTAGTACAAAGTTAATAGTCTGATCTGAACCACCGTTGCCTGTAAATTTAACATCAGGAATAATTTTGCTAATTGATTGAAACTGTTCTCCGTTTCCTAGTGCAAAGTCACTAGACTCTATAAACACATTGTCCATTGGAGAACCATCGTCATCGTTACCTGTTTCATGATTGTATAAATAACCTGTTCCTGAAGAGTCGGTGTAAGTCGCCATAGGGTTATTAAATATTCCTTCGTCTATCCATGCATTTCTTGTAAGTTGGCCTATGCTCCAAACACCATCTTCGTAATTAAAAACTACATATCTATCTATGACTAAAGAATCTGCTGAGCAGTAATACCAACCTACTTCATCAAACTCTTTATTTAAAAATCCAAATGTTTGGAAAGACTGTCCTTCGTTTAAATCACTAAACACATAGTTTTGAACGGTACATGGAATGTCTTGAATAGCTCCGTTATAAGTGTAAAAGCCTTTCTTATCCATCCAAAACACACCTTTAGGAGTATTGACTGCGGCATTGGGTCCAATAAGTCCTACACCTTCGTTTACTAAATTAACGCCGAAAGTAAAAGGCTGACCTATAAACGTCATTGAATATAAAGAAGTATCTGTCCAAACTAAAGTTTCTTGTCGTGCTCTAATAGCGCCAATAATTGAAGAGCCTGCAGATAATCTTAAAGAGCCTGCAGTGTTATTAGGTAAAGGTTCCCATTGGGTTACATTTTCTTGATCACTCCAAGCTATTAATAAAGGATCAGAAACACTGGTTCTTAAATTATCAGCGTTAAGTGGATCAGCTCCAAAACAAAGAACGTGTCTGTCTATGTCACTTACTAATACTT